ATTTGCTTGGCAGCCGCGTAGCTTTTCGTCGCACGTCCTAAACTTTCACCGAAAGAGCCTGTACGTCCTGGGTCAAAAAACTCACCCGCCGCCGCTAGCATAGAGGGGCTGAGTGAAGGCTCTTCGGTACGCTTCCGAAGCATGTCAGCCAAAACACCCTCGGCTTCTTTTACCGACTTCAGTTTAGCCGCGTACTCAGGATCTGAACCCAAGAACGGGATATCGTTTACAGCAGAAAGTCCAGATTTGATATCAGCCATGACTTATCCAATACCGTTGATCATATTTTCAATATCTTGGTTGGACAAGCCTGAGTCTGAATTAGGCGTGCCTCCGGATATGGATCCGTCAGGTCTCATAAAAATACCGCCGCCTAAATCCGTTGTTCCACCAATATTAGAGTTACCGCTACTACCGAAGGCTTTTAGTAAACCTTGAGCAGCGCTCGTACCTCCGGCTCCAGCAGCAAATAGAGAACCCAGACCTACAAGTTGAGACAAAGGCGATGCGGAGTAGGCTCCAGGCAGGGGTCCTTTGTACTCCTGTGCTGTAGAAGTCGGCACTGTATAACCGCGTAGCAGTTGAGCTGCATTGGTAGCGGTTGTCAATGGAGCGTTGATTTTTGCTTGTCGAAGGGCTTGCTCTTGACCGCCTAAGTCCATACCGGTCTTTAAAGCCGATTGTCCTGCAGTGGCTTCAATATTCGCCAGCTGACCTTGAGTCAATGCGGCTTGATTTTGGACTTGGGCTTGTTGAAGCGCAGCTTGTACAGCGTCTTTATATCCTTGCTGCAGAGCTCCAGTTTGAGCACCGAGCAAGTTTGATTGCAGATCTGCTGAAGTCTGTCCCAGAGCATTAGCATAGCGTTGACCGCCGAGTCCTCCAGTGCCGACAAAACCCGCCTTCAACTGAGGCATTATGTTTCGTTGAATATTCTGCTGCTGCAGCCGCGCCATCTCATCCGTCACATTCGATGTGTACGGGTTCATGAAAGCGTTGATATCGGCTGTACCTACGCCTTTGGCTACATCAGCCGCCGTAGCTTCACCCGCTTGCAACGGAGTAGCGTAAGCCTGTAGAGTTGAAGGGGCAGCTTGTAGTACTGCATTCTGCAACTCACCAAACCCAGCCACCATCTTAGACGGATCAGTAACTGCTCCAGTAACTTGAGCTTGACCCGTAGTAGCGAGGTTAGATAAATAATTCGTGTAGTAATCGGGAGCGGTCGTTGCCGACGTCTGCTTTACCGTTACGTCTGGTAGGGCTGCGCCTTGGGTAAGACTCATTTGAGACCTTTCAGATAAGCCAGCGGCGATTTAGCCTTCGGCGGTATTTTGTCATTTGGTGCGGAGCGTTTGTGAGCGCGAATCGCCTCACGCATCTTGTCTAGCTTGTCTGCCCCCGCTTTGTTCGAGCCGTCACCGAGTGCTGCAACGATATCAGCATCGAATACGTACTCACCGTCGGCTAGACGAGCGTCGATCAAATCATCCTGCCCACCGCCAGCGCCTTGCACGTAGTGTGAGCCCTTATGCGGTACATTGCCTCCACGAGCTGCCATCAGCGGGGACGCCATAGCTAGACCGCCTCCGGCAAACGCCGCAGGTTTCTCACCGCGTAGCGCATCAAACTGATCGTCTAAGTTAAAATCTTCGCCATAGTTGTAGGCGTTGGGCGCAGCATAAGAGGCCATAATGGCCGCAGCGATTCTAGGGTCAACACCTTCCATGGCCATTGAGTCTCTCATTTCTCGTTGTTGTGCTACTTTTAAAGCAGCAAGAGGGTCAACAAACTTGTCTTGGGTTTGATAAGTCTTAAGCAGGTTCTCTTTGACCTCAGGCACTTTGCCTTCTACAGACTTCTCTGAGCCTATTATAGCTGGCGATCCGGTGCTAGTGGTTGTAGTTGTAGGAATAGTTACTTTTACACTAGTCCCAGTGCCGGTTCCGGTTCCGGTTCCTGTGCCAGTACCAGTGCCTGTACCAGTCCCAGTTCCAGTACCCGTTCCCGTACCTGTCCCAGTTGAGGTCCCTGTACCTGTGCTAGTCCCAGTTCCAGTTGAGGTTCCAGTTCCCGTTCCAGTTCCCGTGCCAGTCCCTGTCCCTGTACTAGTTCCTGTACTAGTTCCAGTCCCAGTTCCAGTCCCAGTACCAGTCCCAGTTCCAGTCCCAGTACCAGTTCCAGTTCCAGTCCCAGTACCAGTACCAGTCCCAGTACCAGTTCCGGTTGAAGTTCCTGTTCCGGTTGAAGTTCCTGTAGATGTACCCGTACTCGTCCCAGTAGTGCTTGATGTCCCAGTAGTACCTGTAGTTGTACTCGCCCCTGTACCTGTTGAAGTACTAGTGCTAGTGCTAGTGCTAGTGCTTGTTCCTGTCAATGATCTAGTATCACTCGTACCAGTGCTAATGCTAGTAGATGTAGACACAGAGGTATTAGTAGAAGTCGATACGCTTGTAGAAGTCGATACGTTTGTAGAAGTGCTTGTAGAGGTGCTTGTAGATGTAGAGGTATTAGTTTGAGTTCCAGATCCTGTACTAGTGGAAACATTCGTACTAGTTGAAACGCTAGATCCAGTTGTACCTGTAGACACGCTAGAACCCGTAGTACCTGTAGTGGTCAACCTAGATTGAGCCGCCGCGATGTCTGCGTCACTTACGCCGAACTTTGCTTTTGCAGCGGCGATAGCATTAGAATCAGGGTTGGACGCAAGGAAAGCGTTGATGTCGTTATAGTACCTATCTAATCCTTGATTAGCCTTCGCGTATTCGTACCCTGCGCTATTTCCACCCGCCGCGCCTGTAGCGCCAGAAGCGGCTGAAGACGAACCTGAAGCCGCTACGTTTGAACCTGAGGTTGAGCCTGAGGTTGAACCTGCAGAAGCAGCCGCATTAGCAGCAGCTAACGCATCAGCATCAGAGGCTCCTGCATTTTTAGCAGCTATAAATGTGTTCTGCCCGATCTGTGACAAATCAGCGCTGCTTGCTGCGGTAGAACTAGTAGTTGATGCCGAGGTAGATACCGAGGTTGTGACAGGCGTCTCTCGTTTAGCCGTAATCGTTAGAGTCGGTATCTCTTCTTGTAGTGATGTAGGGTCAGCGGCTTTCGCTTTTAGGATAGCAAAGTCTTCATCAGACATATTGATACCCATGTTCTTCAAGGTCTGTTGAGTTACATTTTCATCGTTAAGTAATGATACCGTAGCCCTCAAAGTTGCGTCATCTGGCTTTTGAGAAGTCATACCCGCAGTGGGGTTAAACTGCGACATGAGGTAGGCTATACCGGCGTGTGCAGCAGCTACAGCAGTTGCGATCTCAGGAGAAAAAGCTGCTCCCGCTAAAATCAACGGCGCGACCGTTTGCGTAACGCCGCCTTCTCCGTTTGACGAGGCGAAAGTGCTAGCTTGTAGCGGTGACATACCTTGCGATATGGCGTAGTCATACAACTGCTGAGTTCTATCTACTAGGCTTGTTCCTGCGTCAGATACTTTTGTACCTCCAGAAGTAGCTGTAGAACTGTTAGCTAGACTGATCAAGTTTCCTAAAGCCGCAGGATTTGCGCTTGCTAGATTAGTGGCCAAGTTAGAGATAGTCAAAGCATCTTTAGCGGTAATTCCATTGATGTTTGCTGAACCTAATCCTAGATTACTCTGAATATCTGCGTTTCCAGCGAGCGATGTCAACGCTCCTAAAGTATCACCTTTATTTACGGCTTGTCCAACTTTTAATGCAGTGTTGACGTTCTCCAAACCAGGAACAAGCCCAGTCCCGCCGATGATGGCTCCAGTCAAGTTACCAGTTCGAACTGCGTCTGCGACATTTAACCCAGCTAAAACTTGACCAGCTCCGGGGATAAACGATAAACCCATCTTTACTAAATCAAGGTCGCTAAAATCGCCTACACCGCGACGATCCAAAACTTGTCCTGTTTTGTCGTCAATCAACTCCATAGAGCGTTGGTCAGCGGAGCGAGCCCAGTGAGAAACTTCTACGGGACGCTGTGCAATCTGAGTATCAATATCATCACCTTCGATGACATTACTAACTCCACCGCTTGTAGGTTTAATAGCAGATTTTGTCACACCTCCAGTTGAGGTTATATTGTCAGTAGGAGCCGTAAGTAAATTACTAGTTTGAGCATTTGAAGCTTGAGCTAAACCCCCGATAGGGGCTGGCGCTTCAGGTTTCGCGTAGAGGTCGTAGGCTTGAGTTATTGTAGGAGCAGCAACTCCCAGAGCGCTCAAATAATCTACAGCTTGCTTCTGCGAAGCTGCAGTATCACCACCAGCCAAACCTGTAAACTCTTTATACGCGGCGGCGATTTCGTCGGGGGTGCTTGATGCTGATAGTTTTTCAAATAAGGGCATAGTCAGCTCACTGCAGGGTTAACGGCATTCACCAAGGCTTCTGCCCACTCATGCCAATCATCAAAGATGAAAGGTCCGGGGATGCCTTCATTAGTAAAGACATCAATCGCTTTTAGCCCTGATGCCCACTCTTGCCAGTTTGTACTGTCTGTAGGTATTTCCAAATTCTGCGTACCGTACAGTTCGCACATCAAAGACGCCCAAGATACAAAGTCGTGATAGCGAGGGTCGTATATCAGCGCGACGTTGGGTGAGGGGGATGCTGTAGCCATTAGTACGGTCTCACGTCGCCCACGTCGGCGTCTAAAACGATTCTACCAAGTTGAAAGTCTCCACCAGTTACATTGGATACAAACTTCAACCGCAACTCACGACGTTGCTCACGCATATCGATCTTACCTGAGTTAGGACTGAATGTATAAGGACCTGTGGTGTAATCGGCTGATTGAGCAAACGGACGTCCAGTAACGTACAAGTCCATATCACCCGTCTGTATAAAGTCAGGCTCCACCCGCTCTAGCCGCAACCATAAGTTCTCTCCTACGGCAGACGGTTGAGAAGGACCTCCAGATACAAGTCCAAGATCGTTTGTTTCAAAGAACGACTCAATAGCCGTATACGTACCGCCCGTGACTTTATCTGTACCGATTTCATTTTGATACAACGATACAAAACTCATCAAAGTATTGACCGTCAAAACAAATCCTGCGCCACCCGCGATCGTTGCAGATAAAGTATTACCTACGGCGTAGCCAGTTCCATGCCCGTTGATAACTACTGCAGTAACTACGTTTCCTGCTACAGTAATATTTGCGGTTGCTCCTGTGCCTGTGCCCCCTGTCAACGGCGTGTTATTGTAAGTGCCGTTTGTGTAGGCTGAGCCCGCATTTGTGATCGTTGTCGCTAGAACGCCGCCCGTAGCATTGACATTCCAATCGGCGGTGACTGGGTAGTGAAACACTTGAGAAAAATAACCTGCAGAGCGTTGAGCGCCTAGAGCTTCACCTGCGTCATACCAAGTATTTTCACGAATGTTATAGATGATAGCATCAGTGCACTCAGTCGCATTACCGCGAGGATAGAACCACCATATTTCACCGAAGCGAGGAACTTTAGACACCCAAACTTTCTCACGCTGAGCGTAGTTGAGATTATCAAAAAAGTAGTTCTGGTTCATGTTGTTCGGTATTTCTTTTACAACACCGTTGTACAACAGGAAGCGGTCAACTCCGCACCAATAGTAAATACCGTCGTACTCAATCACGCACTGCGAGGATAGAATGGACGACTGAGAAGAGATCAAGTCATAGCGCCAGTACTGAGGTGGGGTACCTGTACCGCCGATGTAGGATACTCGAATCAACGAGTCCAAAGACCAAAATAGCCCTGATGGAGCATTAGAGCCGCCGCGAACGGGCAAACCTTGTACGATCTTTCCTGTAGCTACGTTTACCTCATTAGCATCAGCCGATATCCAATCATTGACGTTACTAGCTGCGCAGTTTTTGATCAATCCATTATTACCGTACACAAACACGTAAGGATGCAGAGAAACTACGCCGCCTGATACCGATATGTTATTGTCAAAAGTGATTGTAGAAGCGCCAGAAGTTGTAGCGGCGGCTGAGATCACGATGTTTTGTACTTGACCTAATGTAAAGACTAAGCCCGTAGTTGTTCCCGCTGTTGTGACAATCGCGCCGCCGCCCGAAGACGCTGACAAAGTAAATGTCGTTGCGTAGTTAGTAGCGATGATATAGTACGTTACACCTGAGGTTATCCCCGTAGCAGTTCCTGTGGAAGTTCCTGTCACTCGAACGGTCTGTCCTATATAGAGTCCAGAGGTAGAAGTGCAAGAGCATTGTCCCGCGATTCCAGTTACCGCTACAGCATTCAAAACCGGAGAAGCTATACTAGCTGAAACAACGGTAGTATTAGAAGGAATACCTGTTCCAGATATAGATTGACCCGCGCCGATTTGAACATCCTGCGTTGATAAGTACATTGTCGTTGTACTATTCAAGTATACAGAATCTGTAAATATACCGATAGGGCTTAAACTTGTACCCGTCACCGAGCCGCCTAAAACTTTTGTATTGATGTTATTATCAATCAGCGTAAGGTTTTGACCAGGATGGGCTAGTAACAGATTGTTTCCAGAACCGGCAACGTCTGAAAACGTATCAAATTGCCAGAGGTTATCCGCGTTAGCCGTGAAGCCTGTCAAAGTCAAATCTGTAATACCCGAACCCACGCCGTTGTTATCAATAGGTAAGAGTTGCAGACCTCCAGAGTATCCGTTGAATACGTTGTTAAAGTTCTGCTGCGGGTTTAGGTATACACCGCGAGAAGGTCCTGCTAGAGACGCGGTGATTTGTCTGTAGCCGCCGATCTTGCGAGGGCGTCCGCGTTGAAAACGAACCCAACGACCAGAGTTGTAAAACTGCTTATCAAAAATCGTTCCATCGCGTTGAATGCCTGGTTTAGTGTCAAGAGCAAAAACTTTTGCGGTCATGTAAATGTACCTCCAGCAATGCCTGTGGTAAACGTACCTGAGCCAGTTACCGTTACTCCAGTTGCCGTTACGCCGACGCGCTTGGTGCCAAGAACAGCAATAGCGAGCTGCCCCGCACTAGGGCGATACAAACCAGTACCAGTTTCAGCGGCGAAGTTAAGCGAGGGCGTACCTACCGTACCGTCTACCAAGCTCACGGCGGTTGCTCCGGCTTGCGTCGTGTTAGCGTTCAAAAAGTTCGTACCGTCACAAATCAACGTAGCTTGTTGCCCAGGAGGAATAGTAGCTGTGTAGCCTAATCCTGTAGTAGCCGTTAAAGTGTAGCCATTGTCTGTAGTCTGATTTGAAATGACATATAAGTTAACGATCGGTGGGAAGGTGAGGGTGACGTTTCCTGTCAGATTACCGACATACTCTTGAATAGTGTTTGACGCCTCGCTCGCGGTGAGCAAATAATTTCCAGAAACTACGTTCTTTACAAGCGAGGTAAATACAAACGAAGAGTTAACTCCGTAGCCGACAGTGACGTACGCAGTGCCGGTGCAGACAACGAATGCTGACTCAGAGGGGTTAAAAGTTTTTGTACTATTCCCGTCAATCAACTCAGCGCCCGTACAAGTCAATGTAAAAGACCCTGTGCCGTTGTTCTTAAATAGTGTAAACCAGTTATTCCCGAGGGTTGCCGCCGCAGGCAGTGTAGCCGCTCCGGAACCACCGCTCCATACTCTAGTTTGCGCTCTGTCAGTATCTGCAAAAGTTGAACCGCTCGTGATAGCTGCCGAGGGGTGACTTTGATTTAGAGTAGCCCCGCTAGCAACTAACCCGTAGCCGGCAAGTGTGGCAGCGTTTCCACCGGAGGAACCTGCACCAAAAGCGATCACGCCCCATGTACCCGTAGTAGTAGGGTTTGTAGTTAGGTACACATACTGCGCTGTTCCTGCCGCAACGCTAACGATTGTGCCGCCTGTGTAGTCTTTTACCGTAAACGCTACCGCCCCTAGATTACGTATCAACGCATCAGTACCTACTGACGTTTGATTAGCCGGAGGCATGGACAATGAGTAACCCGCGCCCGTAGGAGTTACGTCCATAATACGCGCTGCGTAGTTGCTAGTCGCGTTGCCGTTGATTGGCCACGATAGCGTTAAGTTAGAGCTTAAATTAAACGCTCTAAAACTTACATCCGTCGGTTTATTACATCGCCGGTAAAGGGTGATACATAGCTCATGAGTCCACCGCTATGGCTTGACGATCGGCGATGCGGAGCTTGTCTTCAGCAACCAGCGTATCCATGATCTGCTGATACTGCGCTTGCCACATCGGGGTTCGTGTGTCGTTCTTGAGGAAGGGCATCGCTTGTAACAGCGAGCCGTAAAGTAATGCTTGAGGAGCGTAGGTAGTAAACCAGTTTGTCTGATTAGACGAGTCTAGCGGTTGAATACGCTCATAATACAAAACTTCAAAGTTGTAAGCCGAGTTAGGCGTAGGCGCGATCAACCAGTTGTTGTAGTCATAATCACAATAAAAAGCAGGCACGCCTGTAGCCGTTGGGTCTGGCCAGTACTCACGAAGGTACTCATACTTGCGAAGCAATACGGGTTGACGCTGGCCAGCTACTGTAACATTGAACGATACGGTCTTATGCCACCGAGCAGGTTTCAAAATAGTAGCTTGTCCTGCAGTCAACGTACTAGTGTTAACAGTCAAGTTACCAAGAAATTTGATTTGACTAGCGATAATCTGCTCAGCCAACATGATGAAAAGAGGAATCTTTTCCAGAGTGGCGGTATCGTTACGCTCCAGATACGACTGGATATTCTCAACTAGAGAATCATACGTCATTACGGCTGCGACTGTCATTATAAGTTACCTCGCTTTTCGCGCTTCATTATAACCTCTACTAGGAAGCGATCAAATTGCACTCAGCGGTTCGGCGTTTAAGTAAACCAGGCAGTACTTTGCCGCCGCCCTTAGTCCATAGCATCAGTTGCTCTTTAGCCCCATCCCAATCACCCGCATTAATCTTGCGCTTCAAAGTTGAGGTCTGAAGCCGCCCGACGCCTAGATTGTAGCAGAAGTCTACGATAGCGTTACACTTACGTTCGTCTGTGATAAGGCTAGGACAGTTGCGAAGAACTCCCGGCAAGTACGTATGCTCGAGCTCTATCATCAAAAGTGCCCTCGCCGTCGGTTCGTCCATCGGCGGGTCTTCTAAAGTTACTTTGCGCTTGTCTGCGTAGTACGTAGAGCCGTAACCGATAGTGGCCACGCCAGCCGGACACAGGTACGGCTTTGCGCGGTAGCCCTCAAACTGACGACATAGAGCAGCAGCTAGTTCTAAGTTCATAGACCGCGCTGTTTAAGAGTTCTATCAAGGAACCAATAGTTGATTGTTCCAGACAGTAAAGCTGAAAAATCAGGAGTCATCATTGTTTTGAAAACTTCTACCGCAGGAGCGCCAGCCAACCATGCGTTGTAGGCAAACCATACATGGATAAACGACCAAACAAATAATACCCAATACGTGACCAGAGGGCGTACAGAAGCTGACAAGCTGGCTACCCAACCCCCTGCCGCTTTGACCATTTCAGCCTGTTGAACGATAGCGTTGTTAAACGCATCCATCACACCTACATCAATAGCCGCCTCCCGCTGCGCGCCGATCTCGGCTAACTTCATTTGACCGCGTAGTTGCTCTAAGTCGCATTGACGAGCAAACATATTGAGTTCATGCTGGCGCTCATTTTTCTTGTCAAAAAACTTTAGCACCTCGGGAGCCATGCGGAACAAGCCGCCAAAGATGGAGCCTAGCAAGCCCCCAGAAAGAATGTCAAGCATGGTTATTCTCCACAGTGTTTACATCTATGATGGCTATCTCCGTGCGAGAGCTTTACTCCGGCTAAGAGCCCGATAAAGCCGCCGATGATAGTTTGAAAAGCTGGGTGCAGCATAGAAAAAATTTCAGCGTTGTCTACTTCTTTTGCCCACAAACCGAGTAAGAATGCAACCACCATACCTAGCACAGACAAGCAAAGTGTTGCGGCTACCATCAAGGTTACAGAGTATGTCAATTTACCTACTACGTCTGGATTGTTGTTCATACAAGTATGTCTATTTTGCGGTTGGTAAAAATCTCAAGACTAAGTTGGTTACGCTCTGCTTTCTTTACATACAACTCAAACTCAAGATCATCAATTTTGTCTTTCACTTTCTTCATCTTCAGGGCTTGCTTGTATTCTTCCTCAAGCCGTTCCGCTCTACGCTCAAGCGCATCTGTCTTAGTTGGATAGTCGGCTACCCCAAGCATAGGATACCACTTGTGCAATGGCGTGATCATTTCTTTTCGCGGTCAAGTGCATCTTTATATCCGTGTACAACTTTAGCTCTAATCCAAGTGCTATCCGCGGAACCAGCCCACTCGGACAGGTTGTTCCAAATCACGACGTAGTCTGAAGCTTTGCAATAAGCGGCGTTCACGCTCAACCACTCCATCATCTTGGTATGTCGTTCGGTCGGATCGTGGACTATGTAGGCTATCCCGTAGAACTCGCGCACATGGCAGCCATTCTTGGCTACGGCTCCGACTAGCCCCAGTAAAAGTATTAGTAGTATAAGCCAGCGCATTTACCATCTATTGCCCCACGCAATAAAGAATGTGCCTGCTAGAACAAAGCAAACTACGCACGCAAGGGCGATGATTGCTTCGATCCATTTCCACATACTATATCCCCAAGAGCTTTTTGACAAACTCACCCGCGACCCCAGGACCGAATAAGACCGCCGCAAGTAGTATGTACAATAAGTACTCAACGGTCTTCATCCGCTCTTTACCCCGATCGAGCTTGTCCTCAATAGAGCGATAGCGTTCAGCGCAGACCGCTTCATGAACGGCGAGTTTAGTCTCCAGTTGTTCCATCTTCAACCTTGGGGGCTTCAGGCTTTGCGGCTTCCTGAATAGCTTGGATTAGTTGATACACCTCTTGGTATGGGCGTGTACCCAAGTAACCGAGAAGTTGGTTTGCAGTTTCGATTGGTAATTGCAGTTTCATTAGTTGCTCCAAGGTGTACCAGTTGATATTTTAGGTTGTTTTTTGTCGTTGATCTGAGCTGTTAATGCGGCTTCAGTTGCTGTTTTGTCTACACCATTTGCCCAAATCCAGCCAAGCACTGTGGCTTCAGTCAAGTTAGCATATGCAATGGCAGGCGTACCGTCAGCCCATAAGCAAGTTGAATAGATAGAGGCTGTGTGCTCACCGTCTACTGCTGTTGCAGTCCAATGCGCTGTAGTTACAAAACCGTCTGAGGTTTTGCGATCAAGGTTTGTGATCTTCCAAGTAGTAGTCATGATTTTCCTTTAAGGTTTAGGATATTTAGCTTTCACGGCTAAACACTCATCAATGTACGCTTGTATTTGCGCTTGGTCGCCTTTTACTACGCCATCAATGTAATCGTTAATTGATGGATATTCAGCGGCACGGTCACGCTGATATTGTGTTTTTGCTAGCGCCTGCTTTTTAAGTTCCCATTGCGCTTCTTCAGCGTCTCGTGCGGCTTCTTCTTCTTCAGTAAATGGAATATTACCTTCTTGCGTAGCATGAAATCTTGCCATGATTATTCCTTAACTTGTTTTCAAACCATACAAATGGAATTGACCATAAATATTGTTTGAACTTGCATAAAATTGAAATCCTGTAAGCGGCAAATTATTAGCAGATAAGTTTTGCCCCCATCCTTTTACCCAACCTAGAGTTCCTGCATTTGCAGAACTAATATAAATTGGGGCCATCAAATTCCACTCAAATGCCTTATATGTTGTAGTTCCCGAAGAAGCGGGGTTATACAACATAAGAGTGCCTCTAATACTGTCGTTTCTTGAGCCTTGCATGTACAACGGCCCATTACCGTTCATTTGCGTTCTTGAAACATTAACGCCGTTGTCATAAAATCCACTGCCTGTATTGTTTCTTTGGCCATAAGTCGAAAAATAGTAATTGAGATTTTGCAAAGAACCGTTGTAGTAAATCTTGAACAATAAATCTTGGTCAGTCGCCGCGCCATACAAATAATCAATAACAACCATATATGTGTTGTATGTTGCATCAATACCACTTGTTAATGCAATACTTGCGGCATTAGATGCCGTTGTGGTTGAAATATAAACCCAAGGGCTAGAACTACCACCAGCCGCTGTAGTTTGAATTGTGTTGTCGGGAAACTGTACGCCCGTGGATACAAGAGAGACTGCCATTTAGATGGTTCCTTTCAATGCTTTAACTTCTGCACGCAACTCGTTGATGGCTTCGATTAACAGGGGAACCAACTTGTCGTACTGAACTGTTTTGTAGTTCTCGCCTGACTTGCTATTGCCGTCTGCATCCAAGTCAAACGGTGCGGCTTTGACGATCTGTGGCAACACTGCTTCAACTTCTTGAGCAATCACACCGACTTGTTCTTCATCGCTGTCGTAACCAAAGGACTTGGCTACTGAGTTGTTTGTGTAGTACACACCAGACAACTTACCCACTTTATCCAAAGCATTCTCAATCTTGCCGCTGACAGTCTTGAGTCGTGCGTCAGAGTAGTACGCAGTGATGTTGCCTGTTGCGTAGATTGCACCAGCACCAGGGTCTGATGCTGTGCCTACTGAGAAACCACCAGATGAGGAAAATCTGGCTCGTTCTGCGGAGTTAGTTCTAAAAATAGTCGTAGTTGCACCAAGTGATTCAAGGTTCAATCCCACCGAATCTGCGGATACACGCCCATAGGATGTGCTAGTCGTACCAATATCTACAATGCCACCAGTAGTACCGCCAACGACAAGGGATTTATAGTTGCTGACAGGAGATGGAACAGAAGTAGTCCCCACCAGCAAGTTACCGCTAGAGTCTATTCTGGCTCGTTCTGTGTTTGCTGTTGCTAAAGTAATAATTCCAGAGCCACCAACAGCATTTATTCCAACAACACCATTTCCATTCAAAGCTAAATTACCACCCATCAAAATTTTAGTATTTGCGTTTGGCCCTTGAATTGTGCTTTCGTCTGTTGGCAAATAAATGGCAGGTTGAGTGGCATTGCTTTGAGTAATAACAAGGCGACCACCAGCAGTTGTTGTTGCGCCTAATCCCAAATTCCCACTTGCATCCAGAGTCATCGCCTGAGTAAAGGAGGCAACAGTGCCTGCTGTGCCAGATGCGGCTAAACGCCAAGCATAACCACCAGTAGTTGCACCATTAAAATCAAATACACCCGCGTATCCATTACCTGTGTAAAGGTTGTTTGTCCCATTAAAATAAGAGTTTGAATACAACCAATTAGAGTCATCTTTAGCCATTAGACCAAAGTTTTTAACTTGCAATGCAGTATAAGTAGAACCCCAAGCACTCGGAGTAACTCCCAAGCCTAGATTGCCTACGATGTCGAGGCGTAATCTTTCTCCCCAAGATGTTCCGTTATATGTTTGAAATGTCAGGAAGTTTGCGCCATAAATAGTTCCTGCCGCTTCATCTGTGTCATATCCAAGGAATACACCTTTAGCGTTCGCTGAGTCCATAAAACGCGACACAAGATAACCTGCGCCAGCGTTTGTTCCTGTTCCAACAACGTGTAATTTATCAGCAGGCGAACTTGTACCAATACCTACATTGATTCCACTAGCCGTATAAAGGCTTGAGGATGTGAGGCGCAATCCTTCTGTATCATTTGTAGCAAATGTTATTGGTAAGTTAGCAATTGAATTTATTTCAAAAGATGTATCGTTTGATTCAAACCTTGCTTTTTGTGTAGTGTTGTCATTAGCAAAAAAGCGGATTGCCCCTGCATTTGCGGATGCCCTACCTCTAATTCGTATGCCTGTGCCGCCAGAGTTAGATTGAATATCAACTGGTGCGCTTGGACTAGTTGCGCCACCAGCACCCAAATTAGTCCCATCAAAAGTAAGCGCAGAGCCAGTAGCCAATGCACTAGAACTAGATGCGTAAACCACACCGCCTGATGTGAATGATGTTAGGTTTGTACCGCCGTTGGTTGTTGCCAATGTGCCTGCCAACGTGATCGTTCCAGACGTTGTTATTGGGCCACCTGACGTGGTCAAGCCTGTCGTGCCACCTGATACGGCAACGCTAGAGACAGTACCTGCCGCGCCGCCTGAAGATGCCAACAAAGTAACAACGCCAGAACTGTTCTTGGCATACAGTTTCATGTCGGCTGTATTGAGCGCAAGTTCTCCGTTGACAAGATTACCGGACGTAGGAACAGCGGAAGCCGTCGTGCTGTAATACAGCGATATGGGTGTAAAGTTAGTAGCCGCCATTAGAAGGTTCCCCCGAAGATGCCAGTAGTAGCATTTAAAGTCGTAAATGCGCCAGTTGATGTCGTTGTCGCGCCAATTGATGTGCCGTCAATTGTTCCACCAGTAATCGCTACAGTGCCAGCGTTTTGTGTCGACATTGTGCCAAGACCAGTAATTGCTGTATTAGGGATTGTGGTTGAAGCCGTCACCGCGCTTGTGCCATTACCAAACAGATAGCCAGACAGCGTAGTAGCCCCTGTACCACCGTTTGCAACTGGTAATGCAGTCCCTGATAAGGTGACAGCCAATGTACCGCTTGTCGTAATTGGTGAGCCAGACACAGACAAGAATGAAGGCACAGTCATGGCAACCGATGTCACCGTACCACCAGCAGATGGTGTCGCAGAGATCGTGATGCCCCCAGAAGTATTTGAGATGCTGACGTTTGTACCAGCGGTTAAGTTGGCTAAAGTGTAGCCAGAACCATTACCGATGGCGAGTTGACCATTTGTAGGCGTAGCCGTTAAGCCTGTGCCGCCGTATCCGATACCGATTGTAGAACCATTCCAAGTACCCGCTGCAAGAGTGCCTACACCTGTAATTCCTGTGTAAGAGCCGCTCAAACGAGCTGATGGAAGCGTTCCTGAGCTGATATTTGCTGCATTGGTAGTATCAGTGGTAGCGGACGCCGCTAAACCCGATACAGCGCCAGCGGCGATAGCGATTGCGGTATTAGTTACTGATGTCAGCTGACCTTGAGCGTTTACAGCAAGAACAGGAACTTGAGACGCTGAACCATACGTTGCAGCAGCTACGCCTGTGTTTGTGATGCTAAACGTGGTTCCCGCTAGAGTTAACCCTGTACCTGCAGAGTACGTCACGGGAGCATTAAACTGTACAAAAGTCAGCGCTGTAGTACCTACAACGATAGGTAACGCTGTTTGCTGCACCCAAGCTGTTGAAGCTAGAGTACCGCTGATGACTAGCACATAATCACCTTGATCAATTTCATTTGTACCTGAGCCTGACGTGTCGTAGTCTGAAGCTCGGGTAAGGACGAATGGAGCACCTGCACTACCTGCCTGTGTGACTACATATACGCCGTTGTAAGCCGCATTGCCTCCGGCTTCATCTTTAATCAGCACGCGCTGCGTAGCTGAGGGTGAGCCCCCGCCTAGAGACAGAGCCCCATTAGCGTTTGCGGTTATCGTCGCTCCAACTCCGCTCGCGCCGTTGTTGTATGTGTACGCGGGTAGTGTGGTTGTTGAGCCGTAATTTGCCGGCTGATGGTAGTTTAAACCTGAAGCAATAGAGTCAGCGTATTCTTTATTGACAATATCCGTAGGGTTGACAGGAGTATTAGCGACGGTGCCAGAGGTCATTGTTACTGATGTAAACGTACCTGCCGCTGCCGTTCCTGCCCCGATCGTTGTGCCGTTTATTGTACTACCGGTAATGGTAGCCCCTGCAACTGTCCCGCCGGTAATTGCTACAGCAGAGGCATTCTGCGTAGACATCGTCCCAAGACCCGTGATATCCGTATTAGGAATAGTAGCGCTTGCCGTCATAGCGGTCGTGCCGGAACCCTTAACATAACCAGTAAGCGTATTTGCACCAGTACCCCCTGAGAGTACATTTAAAGTGCCGCCGAGTACAACTACACCGCTAGAAGCTGAGGAAGGAGTAAGTCCAGTAGCGCCAGCACTAAATGTAGAAACACCGCCAGCTAAACTGAAAGGATTCCAAGCGCCATTAGCATAACCTTCAAAGACTTGGGAGTCGCTGTTGTAGCGAATTTGACCGCTAGAGCCTGCAGGTTTCTGCGCTGTAGACCCTACGGGTACAGTGATAGCCCCTGTTCCGGGAAATATAGCATTGCTAACGATACTGATCGTTGGATCAGCGCTGGCGCCTGTGCCGTTAGCTACATTGATTTGATTTGCTGTTCCGGTGATAACTCGACCGGAAACTGAAGTACCCCCTGCCGTCAGAGCTAGCATACCTGTACCAGACAAGTTTGCCATTGCCGCAGCGATACCGGTCAACTGGAAAGTTGGGTTAGCTCCAGTGCCGTCAGCGTTAGAAACGCTCAACCCCGCGCCCGAGGTTGCTAATTGACGCGCCGTGACCGTTGTACTTCCCGTCTTGACAATGATCCCTCCCCCCGCTGCCTCAAGGCTTCCAGCAGCGCCATTTAGGCTGAGCCGGTAAAACGATTGAGCACCGCCATCTGTCAAACCGAGTCCGGTTGTAGTAGACAAGTAGCGGCTGTTTGGAAGTTGTGGTGTTTGTATCACCGTCAGGTACTGATATACCTGTGAAGGTGACGCTGCAATAGCCCCAGTAGTTGTCTGTACTGTCTGTCCGTTCTGGACAATAGGTACTGACTCTGTGCCTGTAATTGCACCAGCTGCGGGGAGTTGCGTTATCTGTACTTGTGCTGAAGGCATATTACGGACTCAATATGTCAAGGTTTCCATTGTTCTCTGGTGTCTGCGTATTTTGCTGCGTAGAAATTATAAACGCACCATTTGGATCTGTAACCAAGTTACGGTCAGTATCCGCCACGGAAACATCAGGGCGAGGAAAACGGAGTTGAATCCGTTCAGTTTGTCTAGCGGGTAAACGGTAAGGGTCTAGCTGATCAGCGCAACCCTGATCACACACTTGCAAGCCAGGAAAATTGGGATCAGAACGCATTACCGAGTGGGCACGCTTCATCTTGCACCGATCGCATACTGCGATAGCGATATCAGAGTTTCCTAGGGTGTCAAGAAAGCGTGGCATACCCTTATTTTAACTCTAATTATCGAGAGTAAACGGATATATTGGGAGCCCAGTAAATTGGTGACTTATCGCGTTCTTCTTGCTCAGCTTGATAGAGATACTTTTCAGCTTGTTGCTCAAGATACTGGACGCGCTGCAAATCAACTCCGGGCAACTCCATACTCATTTGATGAGCTAACATAGACTGCACTGCCAAGTACCACCGCTGCGGTATTTCCAACTCATCAGTCAGCGCCCCGACGTCTTGAATTTGACGTGAGTACCAGACAGTCATCTGAATAAAAGGATCACTTGGCGTTGGCCACAAGTAAATTGTAGGCTGAGGAATAGTGCGGTCAAACCAGAACTGGTACGGCTGATTGGCTGTAAAGTTTTTGTTCGGCAAGTTCGTGTAGTCATCACGGTTCAAGCGAGCCATCTGAATTTCACGGCTGTTGTTACCAACGAAGAATTCACGAACTTGAAGCGTACCGCCTCCAGTCTCGCGCATACGGTAGTACTGCACTGACTGGCCAGGATCGATATCATACCACAGCCATTCATTATCTACCCATGTCACCACGCCGGTATCTTCTAACAGGCTCCAAGTTGAGCCGTTAGTAGAATATTCCAATAGGATATGGAAACTACCGGAAACTCCGGGTAATATTCCGATAGATCCCGCGTAAACTTGGTTATCAGTACCGAAGTTTACAGCGATGTTGCCATTAGGCGATGTCTGCACGTCTTTGGTCGTTACATCGTTGTCAAACGCATTGTTTGCAACACCTGACGAAGCTGAGTAACCGCCCGTAGGACGATTCATTGTACGATATAGCACGTTGAGCGCATCGACCGCGCCTAGAGGCAGCGTATAGATGTATTTGTCAGCTTGTAAACCGATTACGGCTTTGCTGATCGCCCAGTAATTGATACCGCGATTGACTAGGTTTGATAGCAAAAAGTATAACGACTCTCGCGCTGACAATACTTGTTCAGACGTGAGCTCCTCAGCCAACTTGCCGCAGCGACGAGCGCCGTGGTCAATGAACTTTTGTACATTGATTAAAGTTGTACCTACTGTTCCGCTAGTACTCATACATCACCACCCAGGACAATTCCATCGTTTCATTGAAGCTCTAGCCCGACTGCCCTTTTCGCTTTTTTCAGCTACGGGACCCATACGCGCGCAGAACGAGTCGCGTCTAGGACCGCCCTCAGGCTGAGGGGCTTTCAAGTGAGAGCCTGTTGCTGCGTTGTATTTCTTACGCCCTTTTTCAGTCAGCCCTGCTCCCTTGGACACAGGCAGCGCTTCGCCGCGCTTGACGCTTAGACTGACCTCGCCGCCTTTCTTCAATTTGGCGGTTTTTGCTGAGTCTCTGAAGTCTTTAGCCGTTGGAGCACCTTCGCTACCAACTCGGCGCATTTTCTCCCCAGAGCCTTCAGCGATTCTTTTACGTTTTGCATGAATGTTGGCATAGAGCCCACCTTCCTTAAATTCTTTACCCTTGTCAGCTTTGACAAACTCTTTGCCGACTTTTTGAGGCACACCACCGAAGCCGCCCTTGGTGTGGGCTGCGGCTTGCATCAACTTATGTTGGGCTGGTGATTTGCTTGGCATGATTAGGCGTAGGACTTAACCATCTCAAGAACAACAGTGTATGTATCACCATTACTTTGGTCAGAGGTACTGAACACGATGTTGCCGTTTTTACCTGCACCAGCATTGTTTGTAATGCCCCCAATTTTGGAAAAATCGTTTTCGTAATTGGTGTTGATAGTTGACAAGAAAAATGGAACATCAGTCGTTGCATCCCAATACATACGCACTTCCAAACCATGACAGACGGAAGTAATCTTTGTCACGGTCACGCCAGTACAAGCCTTGCCCGAATTGCTTGGAGTCAAAGCAGAGACATTGACTTTGGTAACCGCAGTTTCACCAGTGCCGTCACTGATGTTTGTGAATTTCATAATTGCCAGACGCTCACCATCGAGTAGCGTTTGACTTGTAACTGCATCAGCCATAATTTAATCCTCAATTAAAAGAACGGGAGCCGAAGCCCCCGCCTTATTTCAACAAACCGCACCGCCGCGCTTTTTACCAGTCTGGTATTTGCTGTAGACGTCTTCTGTCTTAGCCTTTGCTTCCCGCATAGCGGTTGCATTTTCAGCTGCAAAAGATTTCTGCAAGCGTCCTTCAGCTGGGGTAACAGAGCCACCCTTTTTGAAAGTACCAGCCAGTTGATTAATCGCAACAGGTGCGCTTGGCTTCTTGGCTCCTTGAGGCATTGCTACGGGTCGACCAGAGTCAACTACGCCCCCCGTAGCATAGTGCTTTTTTGCGGCACCGCCTTTTTTGTAACCGCCACCATTGCCCAACTTCACCTCACCCGTGGGGGCAGAGTTAGTGTCGGGTTTAGCATACACCATCTTTGTCTCACCTTTGGTGGACTTGATAATGCCGCCGTCTTTGAAGCCGCCTTGGCCATCGACTACGCCGCCTGTCATATAGCCTCCTGGCTTTGTAGACTTAGCGATTCCGCCAGTCTTCAAACCCTTGTGGCCTTTAGAAGCAGGTTTACCCTCATGCGATTTCAGCTCTTTCTCAATCTTGCTCATCTTAGACATTTCTGCCTTATGCATAGATGGAGATTCGCCGCCTTCTTTCATGCGGGGAGGTGCAATCATAGGCTTCTTGCGAGCAGCCATAGCGCGAGCCATAGGTGAGATGGACATAGCAGGACGAGCGCCCATAGATCCGCGATCAAGCGAATCCATCATGCCCCCGTCAGCCATTTTCTTGTGCCCATGCTCGCCCTTGCCGCCCTTCATGCCTACGTGTCCACCTTTCTTGAGCTTCAGAATAACTGAAGGCTCTGTGGTCTCCATTTTGACCATCGGTTTAAACTCAGCCATGATAGTGCTCCTTATACTTTCTGAGCATACACAACGGTAAAGCGATAGACGCCTTGCGTTGTGCTGATCGTGCCGTTGGGAGCGATCGTCAAGACGACGTTGGTGTTTGTACCAACATCAGCCATCGCCGAAAGCTGTGCAGCTGTGAATGTAAGCGCAGCGCGACCGCCAGCGAAAACATTGGTAGCTGATACATATTGTGTACCTGCCGCCGCCGTTCCGACAGTTGCGTTGATTAAAGTAGCCGTACCGCCGCCAACCACTTCGTCCACAGTTTGATCAATAAAAATATTGATAATCTGTGAAGATGCGGGGATGACTTCAGTAACACTTACAGCCGTACCTGCCGCTACAGTAGTCACGGTACTTGTCTGCATCATAACGACGAAACCGCCGTCAACAGTGTCAGTCAAGGAACCGGAACCTGCACGCAGGGTAGAACCAAAGTAGGTTTGTGCCATTGTCTTTTCTCCTTAAAACGCAGGGGGCAAGCCCCCCGCTTGGGTTTAGACGCCGGCAGTGCCGTACATTGCACGCCAGTCAGTGAAGCCAACGTCGTAACGCTCTGTCGCCTTGTAGCGCATAGAGTCAGTTTCGAAGTCGCCTTCCATGGTCTTCTCCAACTTGCGACGCATCAAGAGCTTCATGCCCTCAGGAGCGTCGGTCTGGACCCACCATGCTGTAGCGCTGGTCAAACGAGACATAACTGCGGCACCTTCGTCCAACAAGCCGATAGACTTGATAGGGTTGATGTCGTTGTTAGCGGTGCCGGCACGCAACACTGATTTCAACAGCACTTCAGCTTGGAAGACGTTGCCTGGAGCCACCACCAACTGGCGGGGAACCAAACGAATCTTCTTGCCGTTGTTGTCAACAGCTTGACGGATTTGAATCAGCATCTGTTCGAGAGATGTCTGAGACAAGTTCGCTGCAGTAGCCAACAAGTTAGAGGCTGTGCCGTTCACGATGGGGTGAGAAGCGGAGTTCAAAGGAACGCCGTCGCCGCCATTGTAACCAGCCGTGAACGCGTAGTTCAACACGTTAGCAGACAAAGTCTCTTTTGTCTCAACCAAAGATTGAGCCAAGTGACGAGCATAAGTCTGACCGATACGGATGTGATCGCCGTCCTCAACCAACACTTTGGTCAACGCGAAGGCCAAGCCATACACATTGTACACATAGCGTTTCAGGAACAGCACGCCGCCCTGTTGGTAGCTAACGGGAGTACCGTCAGGCAACTGAGGAGCTGCACCAAATCCGTACAAGACGGGTTCTTCGTGGTAGTTACGTGGGATACCTTGCTCTTCGCGGAAAACGCGAGACCATTCATCGGCACGTTGATCATAGACTCCGTCGAAGCATTCATTGAGGATAGGTTCAACGATGCTTCTAAAGTCCGTACTGCGCATTGGAGCTGCCATGATTCACTCCCTCCTTAAACGGCGTTGGTTACTGCGGTATACTGGTGCTTGCTAATTGTAGCGCGCACGATAGTATATGCATCTCCCCAAGCATTGCCGGGGATGGGAGCGAGGTCAACAATACGCATTTGAGCGTTGTTACCTGCGCCAGCGAGTGTTGTTGACAAAGTGCACTGAGACAAACCAGTGACATTAGAGCCAGCGGTTGTGTTGCTCAGGTTAGCTTCGTCGCCAACGGAGGTTGCTGCAAGCGAGCCGGCAGCTTGGATTTCATACACGATCAAAGGATCATTGTAGTAGTACGCAACGGCTGAACCAGTCTGATAAGCAGTGTTAGCAGGGAAATAGTTCGACACGCGACGACGACCTGTGGTGTCA